TCGGTTGGGTTAGAATTGATGTTTGTGAACATTGTAATGAACAAATGGATTTAGGAGAATGTGGTAATTGTGAGGAACATTGTATGTGTGATGAAAGTATGTTCTAACACATACTATCCATACTATCCATACCTTTTTTTATGATTTTTGAATATATTGAAAACCCCAACTTAAATCAAATTTAGCTGCCTGCGTTGGGTAAAAATTCCATACACCTACAGGATTTTCATCTGAATTTGAAGAATTTGCAATACCTGCGGTTGGGTCAGTTACCACACCAACTTTATTTACGCCAGTACCTGCACCGCCATCTGAAACGGTTATCATATCGGTTGTCGATAATGCTGTCGTACCAGCAAAAGTAAATGTAACACCAATGGCATTACCAATACCAATAGGCAAAGTATTAGCTGCTTTTGTTGTTGTTGAGGTTTCTCTTACAACCCCTGCTGCTGTTGTAATGTAAGCTGATATTGTTCCAGTAGGGGCACCTGTTCCAAACAAATACCATGTAACACTTACAGGGGATTTACCAATTAACGCATTCCCTGTAGTAAATTGCTGACCCACTGAAACCCTTGTTGCATCCAAATTCCTTTGGCTACCACCTACTGTTTGAGAAAAACTAGATGCTATGTCAGAATAAAAAACCCAACCGCTAGGAATGCTTGCAAGCGAACCCTCCCACAATGCAATTAATCCTGATGGTACACTACCAATTGCTGCAATCGCTGCCGTATTTGTTGCTATATTTACCGTGTTAGCTGCAACTGCCGCACTGTTATCTGTAATTAAAGAATAAAGAACTACACCGTTCATATCGGTTAAGGTTTCTGAAAGATCCCCTCCATCATCCACAAGTGCTGAATTATGGGTATGTGCTAACGTGTTGGAAGATGAACTCCCACCAAATCCACACAACTTAAAGACCTACCAATGGTTTTGTTTTTGGCATCGCTACCATCTGACCCGATATGATTGTAGGTCCTGCAGCTCCTGGTTGAATCGTTACAGATACAATATTCATATTTGAAAAACTTCTAAATGTTGATGATGGTAAATTAACTAATGGGTCTGTACTTGAATTTAATCTATAACTCGCTACATTAGCCCCATCCTGGTTTTCAATTTGCAAACTTATTGCAATTGCATTAAACTCCGTAGGGAATGTAATAATTCTAAGATTGCCTGGAGCTGCTGCAGGTACTGTAATTAAAATCGGGAATGATTCGTTTTGCGTATCGGCTGGCTTAGTTAAAATTTGAAAACCTTGAATGACTGTAGGCATTTTTTAAAAACCCCTAGAACATGTTTGCGTATTTTACAATGAATTGATATTGTTCGACACCACCTGATAGTACTGTTTGTGCTGATGAATAACTTAATTGTTTTCCACCTGAACCACCACTTACAGCGATATTGAGCGGACCTGGTACCGTGCGCCCTGCAGATCCACTATTACTGTTACTTGAGAAGAATGTAGGACCTGCTTCTAAATTATTAATGAAAAGTCTAGTTTGAAATTGTACTGCTAATGTGGGCTGAATTGCGTTTACGAAATCTATTATTGAATTGTCTTTATTTAACTGTTGTACTGAGAGCCCTGTAACGTCGTCAGTAGCCAATGCAAATACATTGATTGCACCTGGTATTGCTCTTGTGTATTGTCTCATTATTGGAACTGCCATATCTATAGTACCTCCATAGCTGGGGCTACATTAGCGTTTCCCCCTGCTGGTCTTGAAAACATTGATAGAGCCATTGAGCCAATTATTCCCTCTATACCGCCCATTAAGTAAGCACCTGCTGGTGCTGCATATCTTCCAAATTGTGAATTTGGTGCTATCATACCTATTGCTGCTGATGCTATTGCTGCACCGCCAACTCCTAATGCAACTTTCTTAAGTGTACTAGATGAGGTAATAGATTTTAATCCTTTCACAGATTTACTTCTACGCTTCACTTTATTAGCTTTGCGTTTAAGACCTGTATAAGCACGTCTTGCTGTTTTTCTTCTACCACCTTTTTTTGTAGATGATTTTTTACGTTTAGGTTTATTTCTTAAAGCCTTCATTTTTTTACCCCATGCTTTTGCAGCAGCAGAGCCTTTTTTCATTTTAGCCATATCTTGTCGCTCTTCCTGTGGCTCTTGAAGTATAACTAGATGGAGATGATGTTACCCCTGATGTGGTAGATGTTGTTGTTTGTGAAAATCCGCTAGATGGGGATGAATGTGTAACGGTACTTGATGCTGGAGCTGATGGTGTAACACCTGGTTGATCTGATGCTGTATTAACTACAGGATCTATTCTTGTTGAGTTTGATGCGGTAATTTGATTTTCTTGTAATATTATTTCTGGCGTATCTTCTCCATAAAATAAAGTCTTTAAAGTAAATAATGGGTCTAACAATTTTGCTGACCCTGTTCCAATACCTGTTAAAAAGTCATTGATACCCCCCCCAACGCTACCCAGACCACTTCCAATACTAAAGAAAGTTTGACCTAATGCACCTGCAGAATCTGATGCAGCACCTGGTTTATTTAAAATATTATAAACAAATGCTAATCCTAATCCTACTGCTGCAATTGGTAAAATATTTTTTAATAGACTCTTAACTACCATGATTTTATTTAATCCTTTGAGTAAATATATTTTTCCCCTTTACACGTAGGGCAATCATGTAGCATAAACTTCTCAATACCGCTAGCTCCAACATCATTTGTTAGGACCTGACCGCATGGTAATCCTGTTACTGTGTCCTCGCATGTCTTACAAACTTGATTGGTCTGCTGCTTCCTGGGGTTTAATATTGTTCCCTTGTTTGCTTGTGAATTTTTCCACAATTCCTTTAATTGCATCTGGGTTTGACTTAACATAATTTGTGATAAATTCTATTGCGTTTTTGTTCTTTAAAAGTGGTCTTATAGATGCAGGGAGCTGCGGAGCTATCTGGTCTATGATACTTCCTATTGCACTAAATGGATCTGCTGCTTCATCTGGACTTACAGATATGGTTTTTTTAGATTGATTGACCCTACCAGTCAAGCGTTTATTTGTTGTTTCCAAATCGGAAATATACAAATCATATTGTCTTTTAATTTTATTACTAATCGGTGAGCTCCTACTAACGTTCCTGGTAACAATAATAGCACCAATGCTAGCAAAAATAATTGTAACCATGATAAAAAGTGGTAAGTATTGCTCAATCACATAATATTTAGTTAACTTTTACTTAATATTTGCTTCTATACCCCCCCAGACACCTATATTTCCACTAGCTTCTAAGCGTGCGTGATTCTGTGGACATTAAAAACAATGAAAAAAAATACAAAATCGACTACAGGAGGACATCCATGTCCGACTGTTAACATGTTAATGTTAATGATGTATTTGAATGTGATGAAAAAAAATACAAAATCGACCATAAGGTTTTTAAAAAAGGAAAATAAAAGAGATTAATGACTTATGAACAAAGATACTGCAGTAGATGCACACGACATGATTTTACAATTGTATTAGGAACTATACAATATTGCAAAGCTTGTTTTGATACTGTAAGTAATGACCTGGAAACAAAAGACACAATTAAAAAATTGATGCAAAATTATGGCAAAGATTAGGACCACTACCTATACAATGGAAAAAAATTTCTGTGGTAGATGTGGAATAATTTTAGCCAAAAACATGAATATTTTTGATCGTTGTCCAAAGTGTAAGGAAGTAATTGAAGCATGAAACAATCCAGATTAAATAAAACACCCTGGAATTTTTCATGTCCTGAATGTGGGAATGAAATCATACCAACACACACAAGATGTTCTAACTGCAAAATATTATTGGACTGGGAAGAATGATCCGCGAATCTGTATGCAGAAAGAGCAGTAAAAATTATTTAAGAAAACACGTTTTTTTAATTTCGTGTTGTGATCTTGATGGGTTTGGCAAATGCTGTTTTTGTGCTACATCTTGGAGAACTCAATAATGAAACTGTGGGTACCTAGCAAAATTAAAAGAAAAGGTGAAAAAATCGGTTGGGTTAGAATTGATGTTTGTGAACATTGTAATGAACAAATGGATTTAGGAGAATGTGGTAATTGTGAGGAACATTGTATGTGTGATGAAAGTATGTTCTAACAC